TGGAAAAGTAGTAGTTGTAATCTAGCTTGATTCCGTGCTCGCGGACCCATGCTGGATCCTCGGACTTTTCATAAAGCTTCGCCTTTTTTGGTCCTTCGACAATTACATACTGGACCCGATCACCCTGCTGCGGCTCAGATCCTGGTGCTCTCTGACGAATCTTGTCGCGAACAGTCAAATGTGTATGGTTATTACTCTTGTAATCTGAGCCGAGTTGCTTACTCAATGTGAGCTTCTCCATCGGGACGCGGCCGGCCAAGAGCTCCTTTGCCGCCGCCTTCGCCTCTCGAATCGCCGGGGCAGGGTCACTACCTTCGAGGATATGACCTAGAACAGCCGTGCAGACTTCGCGCACATACAAGCAGTTGTCGCGACGAACAACCTGTAGACCCTTGACGTCAATCTTTTTGAATGCGATGTTACCCTGCTTGTCCTTCTCGTACATCTTGGCGGCGTAGCGCTTCTTCGAGTACAGAAAGTAAGGGCAGTACACCTTTTCGAGCTCGAGATCGTTCGGAGCCTTGAAGAGTTTGGTACACGCCTCAGCCGCCTGTTCACCTTGAACCCACGAGTAGTCGATCGCCTCCTGACCCTTGCGGTCACCGACATCAAACTCAACCATCACAGAGTCAGTGTCACCGTAGCGCACCTTGGCCCCAGGAAAGTTCGCCTCGACATAGTCCCTCGTCTCTTCAATCATCTGGCGGCCTCGCATAGTCACAGTAGAAGCGATGGCAACCAAGGGAAGTATACCACCCCCAACAGCCCCAGTAAAGCCATAGACTGAATTCATCGAAATCTTGTACGCGAGCTGCTTGCCATTGTAGACCGCTTCCATAGGTGTTCCTTCCGCAGCCGCCATATCCTTCTTCGCCTTTTTGCGAAACTCCTTGAGCTCAGTCAGAATGGCTGGAAGCAGAGACTGAGTACCCTGTGCAAACTTGTATGGCCCATACTGCTCGTACTGGACGTCAGGAAGGTTGTCATACTTGGGGTCCATCACCAGACTCGAGTAGCAGAGATTGTGGGCGCACATGATGCTGGGGTACAGACTCGCGAAATCGAGTGCTGTGATTGGTCCGTAGTACGCGCCAGTCTGAGCATCTAGCACAGTCGCACCCTGATACTTTTCTTCATCCGCCGGATCCTTCTCGCGCTTGTATGGAATTGTCGGAACCATGAAACCGAGCTCGCGCGCCTTGCGAGTCATCTGCGAAAACACCTTGATTTGCTGACCACGCTCGCTCAGAAAGCTCAGAGGTACCCAAGTCGCCTTTGCCATCTCAATCAAATTCTGAATGGTGCAAAGCTTGGTCATCAGATCGTGTGGAAGCTCTGTATCCTTGATACAATAGTCAGCCACCTCACCGAGCAGATGAGCGTCTCCATCCGCATATCGCTTGAAAATCTCCTTGACAGGCATGTCATTCTTCTGATCCTTCAGAAAGTGCTTCGATACGTTGTTCAGGGAGTAGCTCTCGAGCTTGTGCTCGCGCTTCACATCCTGGAACAGGTCAAACACATACCGGCCACACATTGGCACCATCTTGAGCATGTTGTTACCGAGTGCATTGCTCGCCAGATTCTTGATGACGAGATCCACCGTCCGCTCCTTTTGGCGCCCCCATACATACGCATCTGGTGTGCACCCTGAAATTCCAAGACGCTTGTAGAGATACTCGAGGTCAAACCCAAATAAGTTCCACCCGGTGATGATGTCAGGGTCAATTTTCTGGAGGTGCTCTTGGAAAGCGCACAAGAGATCCTTCTCGGTTGTAAAAGACTTGGCGTTGTACGACATTGTACGTTTGAGACAGAGACAGGTGCGATCGATGTACTCAGACTTACCAAACACCTTGGTTGTCATTCCAATCTGAAACACCACATTGTCCTCCTTTTCTGGGTCTGGGAAGCTTCCATCGGCTGAGAAGCATTCAATGTCGAGAGACATGATCCTCAGAGGAGCAATATCGTCGCGCTCCACGGGCTTGAGCGACTTCCAGTCCTGGCAGTACAGATCGAATGTACAATTGTTGTTGTAGGACCGGATGCACATGGTACCCGTATTGATCCAGCCAGTTGATGAGATGCCTGTGCGGTGCATAAAACGCAAAAGAGGATCGATGTTCGCCTCATAGATGAAGTGCTGGTTCTTCTTGGCTCCAGCATACCGCCGACGGAGGTTTGACTCGGCAAATTTCATATCCTTCAGAGTTTTGAAACCGAGCTTGACAAACTTCACCTTGGTTGAGTTTTGAAACCCCCAAAGATCCTTCGCCTCTACAAACTCCCGAGTCTTTACAGTCTTGTACGTTGCAAAGCTCCCCATGTCTGATGAACGCACAAAGAGATAAGGCTGAAATGCAAACGATAGGGCAACAGAAGCACCTTCTGGTGTTCTTCCGTAAGCAGTGATTGTATACTCGTCTTCGACATCTCGAGCATCCCAGGCTACAACCTGAAATACCACCATTAAAAAGAAAGAGGCTCTTTCTTCTAGATGCTTATTTCACCTGAGGGACTAGCTTCCCTGTGTACATATGTGATTGATGAGAAGGTGACTATCGACCCTGAAGCGACTCGTATCTATATGAATGGTGAGGATCTGAACTGGGAGTTTAACGTTGAACATCTTGCTGCACACCCTAAAAAGTTTGAGCTCATATGGGCGAATACGGATCGACCATTCACCTGGATTATGTTCAGTGCTCTGCGCCACAACCTGCTGCACGTGTACGCAGTCAACTCTGAGGTTACTGATCCAATAGTTACTCGAATCCCTCTTGGCTTCAAGCACCCTGAGATGCTTGCACCTAATGCTCCAGGGGGGCGGAACATACTATGCTATATGAATGTAGGTGGATATATGGATAAGTTTATAGCTCACAAGACTGCTCGAGTTTTGAGGGATGTGTGCCGACAGACGTTCGAAGGTTGTGTTTGGGTGACGAAGGAGAACAACGTCAACCAAAACAAGTTTTATGAACGAATGATGAAGTCCAAATTTGTCCTTTGCCCCATGGGTGTCGGTATGGATACTTGGAGATTCTATGAGGCGGCTTGGTATGGAGCAACACCAATAGTTTTGCATTCAGCTCTGGATGATTTGTACGAAAAGTTTGGGGCGCTCATCGTGAATAAGTGGTCAGACGTTACTAAGGAGCTACTCGAGTTATGTGACCCTCGGCGCCGACCACTCGACAAAAGTGTGTTTAATATTTCCGAGTACATTCCAAATGCTGATATCGTATGATAATTATGTTCGCTTCTCAGACTTGATTATTGATCCATACTACAACCCCGACCTCAAGATTGAGGGGTCGAACATCAAGGCGGTACTGGTGACTGGTGAAAAGCAAATCTTCCAGAAGAATGTCAAGGTTCTGAGGGAGATTCCAGGCAAGCCAGATTTGTTGTACTGTAGAACAGACGAGCCATTTACGCGTCAGATGTTTGAGAGTATCAAGCCCTTTTATTCACATGTCTACGCAGTCAACTGCGAGTTCAAGCACCCCATGATTACACAGATTCCCATCGGTTTCAACACCATCTACCAGTTCCAGACGAATGAAGTGCCCGAGCGCAACATTCTCTGCTACATCAACTTTGATCATGAGCAGTCTCAGTATGTTGCACATGCTCCATACCGGTACGCGCGCGAAGATTGCTTCAACTACTTCAAGGATCTCGATTTTGCATTCAAGGAGGCTGATAAGATTTCATCATACGCCTACTTTCGTCGGCTGACCCAGTCCCACTGTGTAATATGCCCATACGGTTACGGGCTCGACAGCTACCGGGTCTATGAGGCTGCTTGGTGCGGAGCTAGACCAGTTGTGCTTTCATCTGGTCTGGACCCGTTGCACGCCAAGTTTGGCGCAATTATTGTAAATGATTGGTCAGAGGTGACCAAGGAGTTTTTGGAAAAGAAGCTCGCAGACGAGCCTTTCAAGTTTAACCCTGATGTATTTCATCTCGAGCATTTTATACCCCCGTCACCTTGTACGCCACCCCCGTCGACCCAAAGCCAGACTCCCCCCGCTCCGTTGTCAGATCAATCGTCTCAATCTCCCACACCTCAGGAGACTCGTACTTCTCCAGAATCAGCTGAGCAATGCGATAGTTTGGTCGAATCACATACGTCTGACGGGGGTCAGAGTTGTACAGAACAACCTTCAGCTCCCCAGTATAGTCTGGATCAATGACACCTGCCAGAACATCGATGCCGTGCTTTACGGCCAGTCCAGAGCGAGGTGCAATGCGACCATAGGTTCCGGGTGGGAGCTGCACAGTGATTCCAGTTGAAACCACTGCTCGATGGCCGGGTTGGATGACATATCCTTCGGTTGAGTATAGATCGTATCCCGCTGAGCCTGGTGTAGCGCGCTCTGGAAGCTTCGCATGAGGAACCAACTTCTTGACATTGAGGACCATTATATGTTATACGTGGCCTATTTCTTTAGTTGAGATATGGACGTGAAGTTCCAATATGTCCCTTGGCTAGAGCTTTTGTTGACATTTCTGGAAAGACAAAGTGAGCAAAAGGTATAGTTCCACCCCCAGAGACTTTTGCGGTAGTCTTCAATTTCAAAAGCCCCTCAGCTAGCACTTGTGTATAGAATCCTACTATATAATCCATCTTGTCTCCTTTGGTGCCACTTTTGGGCATATGAAGACATGTAATTGGTTCAATCACCATCTTCTTTCGCCTGTTGTTGACTGACGTCGGTGTATACTGCAGATCCTCGTACCACATAACGCATTCGGGAAATCCAGCGTAACCCTGAGTTTTTGTAAAACTGTTGAAATGGACAAATTTGCGAGTGTCACCCATGAGATAAGGCTTGTTAAAATACATTGGAAACTCATCAGCTAATTGAATGTGCTGGAGTGCATCCGCACTAGATAATCCTATCCATCCCTGTACACCCGCAGCTCTGCAGAGGTCCTTATTCAAGGCATCATCAGGACCAGAAAATGCAGTTGGATAGCCAGCTGCATTGCGGTGTGTCACCCACCTCTTTGTTTTGTCATTTGGTTCAAGGAGCAGGAAGAAATTTGTATCATACTTGAGTGCAAACATGCAGAATCTTGAATAGTTGTCACTCAGTCCAGCGACAGCTAAACCTGCAAATGGATAAAAATAGTGAAACTTGGTTTCATTCATATTTGAATTGGGGTCTGGTGGGTGCCCAGTTGCCCTGAAGAGTACAGTACCCATCGGTAGTGTTATCTTCATTGTATTGAACTGAGGATTTGGGATAGGATCCGATGCTATATTTCTCGGTATGTAATCGGTCCTAAATCTGTTCTGGTTCGTGCCACGGACCATATTCTTGTATGATTGACTCATCAGACCTGACCCGCTTGTAGATACTGCAGCTCTGAGACTAGATTCTCTTATATAGTCTTGAACACGAGCCATGGTATGTATGTAGAAAAATATTCAGTACAGGTATGGCTGACGTTATTGTCAAGCGAGGTGTAGGAATAGCACAAAATGCACCTCTCACGGAGATGTTTATGAATTTCATATGGCAATGTCTTGACGCGCCATTTGGTGATCCTCATTATCTTCCAGTCGAGACTAAAGGTGCTGTGGATTCCGAGTTTATGGTGCAGTTTAGCCCTGTACCAGTGAATTATGTACAGATTCTATACAGAGGTCAGATGTACATATTCAATTACCCAATCAACGATCCACGTCTGGTACCTCTTCAGGCTTATCCGTACATACGATATCGTAACATCCGTTCAATCAATATCTTACCGACTATGGCCACAGATATGCTCTGGAGAACACAAGCACTCGACCCCAACAGAGGTCAAAACTACCTCTTTTACAAGTTTATTGTTTGTTTGCACGAGATAAACTCCCTCATCTTAGAACGAGGTCTTACTGAGCGTGAAAACACCTTTGTTTCCAACTACTGGGACAATTTTGTTGCAGTTACCATGCGTCATGCAATTAAGGTTGGTGGATATGACATCAAGTGGCACCGTGATTCTACAGTATATCAGTTTGGACAAGGAACGCAAGAGGGTGAGATGCTTGGAACAAACCGGAAAGCTGGTTTCATTACATGTGGTGTGTATGTAAACCGTCCTCATGGTCTGCCTGGAGATGCAGCAGGAATATCATTCCTTCAGGGACACAAGAAGCACACTATATTTCCACCCGGAGGAACCATAGTAACTTTCATAGATCCATCAGTCATGCATCGTGTTGTCCCGGCCACCAGTGCTGGGACAGCACCAACAAAGAGGGGATTCATACAACGTTCGGCAATATTCAATGAGTATTTCACTACAAGAGAACGGGTCGAAGCGCAGATGGAGGAGCTCCCAATATTCACAAAAGCGAGTGTTCCTGCCCAGTTTAGAAATCTGAAAAAGGTTTACACCGAACTGAATAAATACTTTAGGAGTGTATCTGCAACTTTTGGTGTGCCATTGAATCAGATGAGAAACCGTATTCGAAATGCACCCAATGCGCATATTAATAATCTGTATGCGTACCAGCATCCAGAATATGCTGCATACCTCGCTACAAACTTTCCTGGTCAGGCTGTGAAGCCACCAGCCAACTTCTTTGTCTACAAGATCAAGGGTGAGGCGCAAAACAAGAGACAAAAACTGTTGAATCTTCACAATCTGTACAAAAACCTGTCACCTTCGTTTACTGTTCAGCGCGTCAACCAACCCAACTTTGTGAGTTATCTAAACACATAGACCCCTGGATATATAATGAAGAATGCCTGTGCATATGACTCGGAGCAGACCATGGCGGGTCTGATTCACCACATATGTGTGATACCTTTCAGTGTGGCGCACCACCGTCGGACCCGAGCCCGAGTCATGACTCACGGGAGGCCACTGGTGGTGGAAATCAAGGAGGTGACAGCCTTTTACTCGGACAATGAGTCTGTCTTGCGCAAGACGGAGCTGACCAAGTCGCAGGATGTCGAGTATGTTGTACTCCCTTGGCGTCGCGCCATTCCCAGAATCCTGAAGTTTGTTGTGGATAATGGTGGGACGCTGTTTGCTCACGCATGGCATCGAGACTTGGAGTTTTTGCATCGGACTCAGGAGTGGATGGGTGGAAAATCGAATCGGATATTCCACAAGAGTCTTTTGCAATGGCCGGAGACTGGGTGCTATGACAAGAATTGGGAGAGTATTTCTCGGGTGTGCTCTCTGCACTTTCTGATGAATCGCTGCCCCAAGTTTATGAAGAGTTATACCGAGTGGTATTCGACTCTGGATGAGGCCAAGTTCAAGGTGCACATGGATCTGCAACATCTTGCTCAGTTTGTGTATCGTCAGCATGACTATCAAGAGTCTCATACGGCGATTCATGACTGTCGAGACTTGGTGGCGGTTCTTCTAGAGGCTTACAACTCGGACACGTACAAACTTGATGGTCATTCGTACATGATTTCTGAAAAGTCGATGGAGCCTTTGCTTCTCGGTACCCAAGTAAAAAGAGACGCTGCTTTGAACTATCCCCGGCTGCAAAGTCAAACATGTCCTCCTCCCCAACATTGATGAAACAAGTTGGAAAGTCATAGTTGTAGCGAATCTTCATCATCGAGTTTAGAATCATCTGAATATATGTACTGAAGTTGCTCACTTCGTAATTCTCCTTCCATTCAATTTTAAGAATATATACATCCTCTTGCGGTTTACCCAGATATGGACCGCAAGGTGATGATTCTGCAGAACCCCCATCGAGGTAGTGCCACGTGCCGTACTTGAAACTCGAAAAGAGAAATGGAACCGCCACCGACATGCACAGAGCATCAATCACCTGCATGTCTGGGTGACTTTCGACGGAAAAGTAATGCGTCTGCGTCAGCTCGACGCAGAATGCAGATATGTACACCACCTTTGGGAACCTCTTGTAGAGTTGAGCAAATGTAATATTAGACTCATCCGGGAAGACACTCACAATGAGACTCCTGATGGTTTCACGGGGTATCAGACCGTAGGACTGTATGAGGGATTTGATGACTGGTTTTAGTCTACGAATCTGCACCTTGAGAGAGAGTTCGAGAACCTGCCCAAAGTCAAAGTTGGTCATGGCAATCAGGAAGCACAGGAGTGCTCCAGCCGATGACCCTGACAGAGTCTCCAAATCTGTCAGAGCACCTGAATCCCACAGCTTGTTGAGCGCGCCGAGCAGACCAAAGTATCCCAGAGCACCTGGTCCTATAGCTAGGTGCTTCATCTATCAGTAGTACTGAGGGAATGTGGCACGCAAAAACGCAAACACAACACCGAAGATCAGGGTATGGGTTGCCTGGATGGACATCTTGGACCCACCCGGTGGCAGGCTCAGGAACGTACCTGGGCTGAGAACATAGAACAGAGCTGAGGATACAACAATGTCAGCAGGCTTGAATGTAAGCCGAAGTACAAACTTCAGCAAAAGAAAGTACAAAATTCCGAAAGTGAGTGCTCCTGTGATAGAGTCAGTCTGGTAGAATGACTTTAGCGCAACGAACAGAATAGCCGGATACAAAACCTTAGGTCCTGTCAGATCCGGAAGTGGCATTTAATTAATACGTAGAGTTTTTGTAAGACCACTCGCAAAACGAGTTGAAAGTGGCAAGATCACAAATATAGCGCTCCTCTTTGTACTGGCGGATACTCATCCACATGTTCAATAGATCCTCAGAGTGCCAATCCTGCCAAGTCTCTGGGTCGAGAGGCTCCATCGACCCATCATCCTGAGTATCATCCTCGATGGCATCTTCACCGTAAAAGATAGAATCCTGAGCATACTCGTTGAAACCCATTTTTCCTTATTGTATATGTAGCCTAAATCTTTAGGCCTTACCCGTGATACCAAGAGACTCTCGCTTCACCTCTGGTGCAGCATCCAAGATGGCCTGGAAAGCACCCTCTGCGCGAGCCTCGTCACCCCCAAAGAAGCTCAGAAGGCCCTTCTTGATCACCTCGCGTGTAATGGGTGCCTTGGTTACACGCTCCTTGAATGAAACCTTTTGCTTATTAACATTTACATTATCAATCTCCTCCTTCTTCATGTACGTTTTGATAAAGACGCGGAGCTCCTTCTCGCGCTTGTTCAAAACTCCGATATCCTTACGGGCTTCGTTCAGCTGCTTCTTGAGCTCGACCCACTCAGTCATGACATCACGAAAATCCTCCATTG